GTAGCACGATATAAACGCTTCCCGTCATCAACAACATCATTTACAATGCTATCCATCTTGCTGGCTAACTTCCCGAAATCGAATGTGGTTCTAATCTGTAATTTCACGAGCGAAATTCTCTCCTAATGTTTTAGCCTTTAAATAGCGTGGTACTTCTTTCATTACGGCATCTTCAGCGAACTTCTCAGCCCATTCTTGAGGATTTGCCATTATATCCTCAATATCACCCTCTAAATTTATTTCAAGAGATTGATGGAGTTCTTTGAGCTGCTTCACGTGCTTTCTCAAAGATTGAGAGTTTTTGGTTTCTTTGTTTGTTTGAGGCAATGGTTAACTCCGCTTGTTCTTGTGTTAAATCGTTATTATATTCCATTAAAAGCTCAACTTCACCTATTAAATTAAGCTCTAATATGTGTTTATCCCAAAGTATCTGATCCTGCACCGTTTTAGGATATTCTGGCTCTTTGAAATCCAGCCCTAAATCCTCTGGCAGAGTTACGTTAAAGCTGGATGCTATGCTTTTCTCTACTCTATAGAAATCCTCCTCATACATTTTCCAAAGAGCCAAATCATCTTGATAATCCTCCGTTCTCTCCAAATCTTTAATCATCATGGATACGCCTGATGGAACTTCACCACCTTGTTCTGCCCAGCTAACCCATAGATGGTTATTCTGTGCTACAAGCTCCACTAAAAACTTAATATTCTCAATAACGCCTTCAACACTACCCTGTGGTGCTACAATATCATAAGTTGCACCCTCTGGAAGCTCCAAAGTAACATCTGAGCCAGTTCTTTGCTTATTACCCATCTCAGCACCAACCATAACAGGCTGCCCGAACATCTGAAACCGAAGCCCAAGTTGCATTTCAGTCATAGCAATATTTATATGCTCATTCGTGTTAATTAAATCATTCGCACCCTCAACGTAGAAATCATCTGTTTGATTTTCCCTGTGAGTAAACACAAATGGCAAAGTTCCATAACTGTGGGGGATTTCATTTAAAATCGTACCACTCTCATCCATGTGAACATACTTTTCATTATCCCAATACGCATATTGCATTTCCCCAACTTTAGATGTATCCCTTACTGGCTGTAACATAGGATAAGTAATGGCAGATGGAACGAAGGGATCGTCATCGAAGAATACATGAAAAAAATAAACAGGTCGATAATCGAAATAAGGAGTTTCCCCCTCGTTCCATACAACTCTTGTAGCAATAGTTCCACAAAGGCGTGTCATCCGCTCAACGTGCTTCATTCGTGCTGATTTAAGTACGGTTAGCTCATCGTACTTACTGTTCACATTCCTATTAGCACCGATTGTGTAAATTCTACTCATTTTGTTGATAAATTTGCGTGTTATGTTACTCTCTACAGGAGGTATCTCCCTAAACGCTGCACCTGAGAACATTTTTCTTATGTAATTGGCGGTATCGTTGCCGTTGTAATAATCAAGAAGTTTTTCAATGTGATCTTCACGCTTTTTAGCGTTATTTAACTTTAACTCTTTAATTGATTCCTGTAATAAGTCTATCATCGTTTAATTATTTTCACCTCTCTATTTTTTATAGGAAATTTGTTAATAAAAAAATATCGCACCATATCACAACCGTGATCGTGATATCCATCTTTTAAACTATCAGGTTTTAGATCACCTGTACTCTCAGGATAACGCAAACTTTCCAAATCCTCCTGAATACCACCACAATGTTCATCTATATGAAACCTGCGAGAACCATCTGCACTTTCTATAAATGAACGCACATGGCTTTCACCCGATGGCTTGTTTCTCGATGTTTTATCTCTTACTGATTTTACTATTATTCCACTTCTGCGAAATATCTCAATATCTCCAAGCCCAGATTGCCCCTGTGCCTGAGAACCTGCTGGATCACCGAAGTATTCCATTACATTGTACTTTTTAGCCTTAATAAGCTCAACTAAAGTATCAGTTTTAACATTTTCTTCGTGGATTATCTCATCTATCATATTTATATGCGATATCCCACCCACTTTGTAAACTTGAAACCAACCAACAGCAGGCATACGAAAGCCGAAATCAATAGAGCAGTAAGTAGGGAAATTAGGGTTATACCCATACTTACCAACATCAAGATTCCTATCAAAAGGATATACCCTGCCTGCAAAACTTGTGAATTTAGCACCATATTCTTGATCGAACACCTCCTTGCTCATATTTCGTTTACGCTCTACAATTACAGAGTTTTTTAAGCCCTGTGGATAAGAATGATGATTTTCCCACGCTGGAGCAGTATGAGATTCCCACATATTATCCGTTTTACCGAGAAGGTATTTATCATATACCCAGTTAAACCCCTGCGGTGTTGTTATAAAGATAGCTTTCCCATTTCTTCTACCAACAGCAGGCGATATATACATATCCCAAATATCTTGCTTCATTTTAGCAGCCTCATCCATTACCACCAGATCATACTCATCACCAACTAAGGAATCAGGATTATCAGCCGATAAACCCTCAATTGAGCTGCCCCATTTAAAGCGAACATACTGATCTTTCTCAGATGATTTAGTAACACTACTTTTATTTGGTATTACCATCGTTCTCCAAATTTCATCAAACAGTAATTTGGATTTCTTATATGATAGCCCCACAAGAGCAACTTTTTTATTCGGCATTGAAGCCACGAATGATGCTTCCTTAGCCGATGCAAAAGTTTTTCCATAACCCCTCCCACAAACAATAACAAAAAAACGAGAGCTTTTCTTTTTTGGGAAATGTAGCATGGATTGTCCTTTGTGGGGCGTATAGCCCATGAACTCAAACCACTCCCGTTTATATGTCATGAGATTTTTATTCAAATCATTAGGTAATTTAAAGTTTAACTTTAAGTTTTTAAGAAAAGTATTGTAAATACTTGCATTTTAAAACCTTATTAATTTAAGTTAAGCCATCTGAATTGTGCAAGAAAATGTGAATAATGTGTGGATAACTTGTGCATAACATAAGAAGGAGGGCAGTATGTCCGAAGAGAAAGTACAAGAAACAGTACAAGAGAACCTTGATATTAAGGTAGAGAATAAACCTGAAGCTGCCGATTCTGGTTTATTGCAGGAAGTGATGGCTAAAAAGGCTACAATTAAAGAATTGCAAGCTAAATTGGGTGATTATGAAACTGCAAACGAAAAAGCAAGGCAAAAACAATTATCAGAAGATGGAAAAAAAGATGAACTCATAGCTGAACTTAATACTAAGCTCGAAAAAATGGAAGGCGAATATACTCGGCTTTCAAAATATGAGGATGATGAGAAAACATCTCTTATCGCATCTATAGCTTCTGATGATAAGGAGGCAGAGGAACTTTCAAAAGAAGGTTTATCTACGCTTCGTTTACTTAAAAATAAAATCGCTGCAAAAACCCCTGAAGCTCCAACGGCTCGTGGATCGGTTGGCAAACAGCCACCACCATCAGATTGGACTACCCTTAGCCCTAAAGAGGGCAAAGAAAGGTGGGGAGATATACTTGCAGCGGCTCAAAGAAAAATGAAAAATTAGGAGAAAGAAATGGAACTTACATTTTTAATGTTTGATGGTATGACAATGCTTGAGCTTATTGGGCTTATCTGCGTTGGTGGGGCTGTTGGTGATTTAATGGATAAAACATCTGGTGATGGTTTCGTGCCAGAGGTATGGAGTGATGCAATTTACAGCTTCTTTTTTAGAGCTAATAAACTGCGGAATTCAGTTGATGATTATTCTGCACTTGTAAAAGGAAAAGGTGATAAAATTAATATCCCTGCAATCTTGATGCAAACTGCACAAACCAAAACTCAATCAACTGCTGTAGTGTGGGATACTAACAAAGGTTCAACACCGCAGGCTCACGATGTAACTGCCGTTCAACTTGATATTAATACACAAATCTATCAGGCTGAAATATTTGAAGATATCTTAACAATACAGGCTCAATATGAACTTATTAGTAAGTATGCACGGCAATTTGGCGAATCGCTTGCTCGTAAAGTTGAAACTGATATGTGGGCAGAGCTTGATGGCTTTCAAACTACAGTTACATTAACTGCTGATGATGCTGTTGCAACTGCCGATCTCGAATCAATACTTGCCAATCTCTATGATTTAGATATTGATCCAAATCAATGCTCAATGGCTGTAAACCATTTAATATTGGCTGATCTTTTAAATCCAACTGCAGGTATAGGCTCTTACTTTGTAAGGCAAGATGCAATTCCTTCAGGTACAAATGCTGCTGCTGGTAGCCATGTTACTACTGGAGCGGTTGGCTTGATATATGGAATGGATGTATTTTTCTCTCAGGCTATAGCTACAGGTGGAACGGTTAGAAGTGGTGCTGTTTATGTTCCCGGTGCTTGTGCATTTGCAGCTTCTCAGGATGTAAGATTACAATCTCAATATGATGTTGATTATCTTGGTACAAAGGTAATTGCTGACATGATATATGGTGCGAAATTGCTTGATTCCGCAACTAATAAAATGGGATTAAACTTTGTTAACGCTTCATAATAGATAACATCGAAGGGGGTGGGTAACTGCCCCCTTCAAATAAGGAGATTCTATGAGTGTGTATTTAAAAAATATGAGTGGAGAAGTAAGGGATTTCAAAAACATTGATGATAAATCTTTAAAAAATCTGCTTGATTCAAGTGAGTGGACAAGGATTAAAGGGCTTAAAGATATGTCGCCCTATGTTTCACCTAAAAAGGCAACTAAGAAGAAAAAGAAATGAAGCCATCATACGAAAATACAGCAACAGGACAAAATAGAGTTGTTCGCAAAAAGGGTGATCTTACAGGGCAAGGTAAGGGAGATTGGCTTCGCATTAACTTAATTGACGAACAGTACAAAAAGAATTACGATAGAATATTTAAGAAATGATTGACTTCAAAGCACTCATTGAACGCATCGGTGTTAATGAAGGCTTCAGAAGTAAACCATATCAATGTAGTGAAGATGTTTGGACTATCGGGCATGGCTTGACATGGCTTACTGAAGAAGAATCGTTACACATTTTAACTGGTCGCATTTCGCAGTTACATTTAAAATTAGGTGAAAAATTAGATTGGTATGATAGTATGCCACCAGAGGTTCAAGGGGTAGTAATAGAAATGTGCTACCAAATGGGCTTCACAGGTTTCACAAAATTCAAAAAAGCAATTTCAAATATGATAGATAAAGATTGGAAAGGGGCAGCTACTGAGATGCTTGATAGCAGATGGGCAAAACAAACTCCAAACAGGGCAAATCGGTTAGCTGATATCGTGAGGGAACATGGGTGAATGAATGGACTTAGTAAATATAATAGAAACATTGGGAATCCCCGTAGCAGTAGCCTTTGTTTTAGGATATACTTGCCTGTACTTAATAAAATTTATCACAGGAAAGTTAATGCAGCGGCTTGATGAACACGCTAAAAGGCATGAAGATATTTTAATCTCGCTAATAAATGTGCAAAAAGAATTTACAAACAAATTAATTGAAACCCAAACAGAGATGAA